AGGTTCAGTCACTTACGACATGTTGAATGAAACTGTTGGAGTTGCTGCAATGGATGCAATTGCATCTGATATGGAAAACATGAAACCACAAGAAGTGAACACAGATATGATGGCTAACGCTGCAGACTCAATGTTTACAGCTTTAGCATGGAATGCTGGTGCTGCAACACTGACACCGGTAATTACAAAAGGTTTAGGTAAAGTTGGTAGATTAATGATTGGTGCTAAATCAAAAGATGCAAAAGAATTAGTTAACATTGCAAGAGACAAAGGTTTACCAGTTCCAATGGTAATGACTGCACAAGAAGGTACAGGACTTCTTGGTGGCTTTGCAAGTAAATATTTTAAGGTTCTTGGTATTATGCCTTTTATTAATGGTATTGGTAAAGAGGCCTTACAAGGCGCTGAACAAGCAGCAGGTAGAAATTATTTAAATAATGATGTCCTTAAATATGGGCCACTGGTTAAAACAGGAATGTTATCAGCTACTATTTGGAAACAAGCAGAACAAGCATTTATACAAAACAGTAATTTAATAAATGCAAGTTACAAAGCATTTGATACTTTAGCGGATACAATTGGTAATCCTAAAGTTATTCCTACAAGTCATGTAAAATTTATGGCTAAAAACTATACTGATGAACTTTTTATGAAATACCCAGGATTGAGAAGTTACGCACAAGACGCTGGGGGTACAATTGATTTGAAAGCCTTAGAAAAATTACAAGGTACAGGAGATCCGTTAGCATTATTTTTTAGACACATGAATCAAATTGAAGACTTTGTAACACCAAAACAATATAAAGGGATGATGGAAGAATTGAATAGAGCTATTTCTACCACAACTTATGACAACATAAGACCGACTTTATGGTCTATAAGAGAAGCTTTAGAAAATGATCTTAACTCTTTTGGTTCAAATATAACAAAAGAGACTTTTTTAAAAGATGATGGAGTTAAGGCTGCTTATGAAACTTTAGCTAAAACAAATAAAGCTGCAGCAGATGCCGATATGGCTCTTAAAATAACAGAATCAGAAAAATTAAGAGATAAACTTTATGGTGCAAATGATACATTTTCTACATTAATGAACTTTTATCAAAGAGCTAATGCTACAAAAGTATTTAGAGATTACAATGCAACAACATTTACAAATAAAGCTTTAGCTGGAATTGGTGGAATGGAAAAGAAAAAATCACAACGATTCTTTAATGATTTAGCTAACGATGTATTTACAAGAGGAGACCCTACTGCAATTAAACAATTTAGACAATTATTAGGTGCTGATAAAATAGTATCTAAGAAGACAGGTCAAGCTATAGGAGTTACTAAGGGTGGTGGTGAAGCATTATTTAATGCTGCAAAAGCTAGATGGATGTTTAATTCATTCTATAAAGGTTTTGATTCAGCTTCATCTCCTGCAGGTAGAACAATGATAGATGAAATTATGAACGAATCCACTGTAAGAGCAGGTATTAATGGAACAGTAGATGTTATGGAATCTATGGTGCAAAAAGGAGACGTTGTAGATTTTAGTATTGATAAAGTCAAAGCTGGAACTAATGTATTTGATGCAACTAAAATAAAATTTAGTCCAAAAGATACATCAGGATTTAATATAAATAAATTTATGAGAGAGTTAGGAATAGCAGATCCGACTGATGATGTAGCAAAAGAAAAAATGATATCTATTCTTGGCGGTAGAGCTCAATCTAAAGAATTTGAAAAGTTTTTAACTTATATGAAAGCAGTATCCGATACTCCAATTGCTGATACATCCACTTTTATGCAAAGAAGATTACAATTAGGTGGTTTAAACTCATTTACAGGAGCTCTAGTTCTTGGAGGTTCTGCAGCAGTTAACCCATTTGCACCAGCATTATTTATTCTACTTGGTAGACGTGCAGGTCAAATACTTACAGATCCAATCGCTATGAGAGCTTTCAATGATGCTTTAAATCCAGATGAACAAATTAAATTATTAATGGGTCAAAAGGTGGGTAATGGTGTGCCAGGAGTTTTAGGTATTGGAAGAAGATATTTTAAAGGTAGAGATATTCAAACAGCAGCAAACATTTTAAAATCACCAGGCGTTGTTGGTAGACTTGGCCTTACACAAAAAAGAGAAGCGTTTGCAAGATTAGTTAATTACTTAAATGAGAGCGATGCTGATGTACCTAGAGTAGATCCAAAAACTGTAACACCAGAAGAAATTACTGAAAGAATGGGACAACTAGATGCGAAAGTTCCAGCACCTAACTACAATGAAGATACAATTCCTAAAAAGAATTTTGAAACTATGTTTGCACAAGACTACTCCGGAAGCTCAGGAGACTTACAAACAGATACTAACGCTGTAAGTATGTTATCTACAGCTACACAGAATGAAGCTATGGTTGATGCTGAAGAAGCACCAATTGAAGCTGAAGAAAAAACATCTATTATGGCTGACTTGCAACTTGAAAGTCCTGTAGCTCAACCGCCTGTAGCACCAGTACCACCGGCTACCGGACAAGTGAACCCTCAATCATTCCAAGCACTGTTCCCTAACGATCCAACAGGAGCTGCAATAGCACAAAGAGGAGTTAGACGTGGCTAGAAAATCTGCATTAGATAGAATAGATAATCACGAAAAGATTTGTAGATTAATGCAAAGACAGACTTTTGAAAGAATTGATAGAATGGAACAAAGAATAAATAGAATAGAAAAGATTATTGTAGCAGGTATGTTTGCTATATTTATGGCTGTACTTTCCAATCATTTGTAGTATTAACTACTAATGAAGTTACTTAAAAAGTATCCTTACAAACACTATAACAGATTCTCAGACACCACAGGACGTAAGTACTTAGTTGATAATATAAAAGTACCTAGCGTTACAACTATATTAAGTGCTACTAAAGATAAAAGATTTTTAGATAATTGGCGTAGGAAAGTTGGGGATGCAGAAGCAGATAGAATTATGCAACAAGCATCAGCAATTGGAACTGAGATGCACCAGGTACTTGAGTATCATTTAACAGGTCAAGGTTATTACAATGCTACAGAAGAAGGCACAAAACCTAGAATGATGGCAAAGACTATTTTGGAAAATATTAAAATAGATGAAGTTTGGGGTAATGAAATAAGTTTAGAATATGAAAACAAATTTGCAGGAACAGCTGATTTATCTTGTGTTGCTTACGGAAAACCTAGCATTGTAGACTGGAAACAATCAAATAGACCTAAAAAAGAAGAATGGGTTGAGGATTATAAATACCAACTAGGCGCATATTATTTGGCACACACAAAAAACTACGGACCAATAGAGCAAGGTGTAATATCTATTTGTACAAGAGATCTACAATATCAAGAATTTAAATTAAATGAATCTGATTTAAAAGAGTATGGAGAAAAGTTTTTAGAGAGAGTAGAACAATATAATAAACTTACAGAAGCCAACTCTTAAGATCTTCTTCCCCTAATGTTTTAGCAGCAATCTGCCCTTTACTAGTAAGTGATTTCATTATAGCTTCATCTAATGTACCTTTGGCTACAATATCAATATAAACAACAGTGCCTTTTTGGCCCAACCTATGAGCACGGTCTTCTGATTGCATTCTCACTTCTAAGTTATAATTATTAGAATAATATATAACTGTATTACAAGCAGTTAGTGTGAGACCAAAACCTCCTGTAGTTGGGTTAGCAACTAAAAATCTTGTTTTGTCATCTTCTTGAATTTTTTTTACAGCATCTTGTCTGTCTTCAACATCAACAGCCCCATAAATACATACCGTTGAATCCTGTCCATATTTTTTGGTTAAGAAATCTTTTATTTCATGAATGTTATATAAATAGTTAGCCCAGATAATTACTTTGCCATCTGTCTCTTCAAGAATTTCATCTAAAGCATTTAATTTTGATTTATGTAGTTGCATAATTTCACCATCATCGTTTTTAGTAAAACCATTACAGACCTGGTGAAGTTTAATAATCTCAGTAAGTTTATTTGAAAAAGATATTGTACTATCTTCAACAATAGCTAAGGCATGGTTTTTCAATCGTTCATAAATTTTCTTACCATCACCTTCTAATTCAATATATCTTTTAGACCGGACTTTTGGTTTTAGATCAAGACATTGATCTTTACGAATTCTGGTAGCAAAAGTTTTCATCTTCTCCTCTAGTTCATCTAATCTTTTATAGTATTTTGGTATTGATATATATCTACCTGAACCTACAGGAATATCAGTCATTTCAGCATATCTATTTCTAAAAGCAAGGTAACTGTGAAAGCCTAATAGTTCTGGACTTAAGAACTGGCATTGTGTAAAAAGATCCAATGGAGATTTTGTTATTGGGGATCCTGTTAATATACGCTTTATATGGGATACTTTGGATAGTGATAAAATGTTTTTTGTTCTTTTTGCTGATCGGTTTTTTATTGTGGTTGATTCATCCAGTGCTACAAAATTTAATCTATTTTTGAGTAAATATTCTACACAAGCTTGATAGCCTCTTTTAGTAGATAAGGCTTCAACATTAATTAAAAATATTTTTAAGTTTGTTGATTCTTCCATCTTAAAATAATCTTTTGGTTTATCTATATTCCATTTATAAATTTTATATTTTAAAACGTCAGGCATATGGGTTTCTATCTCAGACTCCCAGTTTGTATAAACTGATTTTGGTGCAATGATTAAAACAGAATCTATTTTTCTTTGAAAGTAAAGAAAGGCAATATTATCTATAGTAACTTTAGTTTTGCCTGTACCCATTTCCATAAAATATGCCCATTCTTTTTTTTCGGCAGATTGAGACAAAGCATTTTTTTGATGCTCGTAGGGCTGGGTCTTATAAGGGTATTTCCACATCTGAAAACTTTCTATATTTTTTTCTTGCAAAGATCAAACGAATAATTTAAGAACCCCAACAGGAGGAAATATGGAAAAACTAGATATTGAAAAAATGTCTAATATAGATCTTAGCCAAGATAGTGTTAAGTCTATCTCAGATAAGTGCAATCAATTCAACACATTAAAAAAACAAATTGAAAAAGACGAGGAAAGTCTTTCTCTTCTTAAGCAAAAAGCTAGAGATATGGAAGAGAGAATAATTCCAGAGATGATGCAGGAAGCAGGTGTATCTTTGTTGAAATTAAGTGATGGTTCTACTGTAGAAGTAAAGCCGTTTTATGCAGCAAAAATTCCTGAATCAAGAGTTGAGGAAGCCTTCAGTTGGTTAAGGGGTAAAGGGTTCGAAGATATTATTAAGAACACCGTGACCGCTTCATTCAACAGAGGACAAGACAACCAGGTCTCTGAATTGATAAAAGTCTGTGAAGAACATGGATTCAACTATAATAAAAAAGAAAAAGTTGAGCCTATGACTCTTAAGGCTTTTGTTAAAGAACAGGTTGAAGGTGGAAAAGAACTACCTTTTGATTTGTTCGGAGTATACATCGCAAATAAAACGAAAATAACTAACAAATAATAGGTAATAATATGAAGATAAAAGACGGACAATCGAACGAAGTATCGATTAAAAAAGAAGCTGGTGCGATTGCCAATGTAAACATTGAGCAATTTGCTGATGCAGGATTTGATAATGTAGATTCAAAGAGTTTAGCATTACCATTTCTTAAAGTTCTAGGACAGTTATCACCACAAGTAACGCAAGGTGATAGTCAGTTTAACCCTGAAGCAAGACCTGGAATGATATATAACACCGTAACAGATGAACTTTATAATGGCGCTGAAGGTATTACAGTTATTCCTTGCTATTATAAATTAGAATACATTGAATGGAGAGACAGAGAAAAAGGTGCTGTTGCTCCTGTGAATGTATATGCGTCTGATTCGGATATCATGAGTAAAACTACCAGAGGTGACGATGGTAAAGATAGACTCGAAAATGGTAATTACATTGAGGAGACCGCTTCTCACTATGTAATGGTTGTTGAAGAAGAAAAATCTTCTACGGCTATGATTACTATGAAATCTACTCAAAGAAAGAAATCCAAAAAATGGAATTCAATGATGATGTCTTTGAGACAGAAGAAAAAAGATGGTAAAGGTTTCTTTAGACCTGCACCATTTACTCAACAGTACTCACTTAAAACTGTTCTTGAAAAGAACAATTTAGGTTCTTGGTATGGTTGGGAGATCGAGCATACTGGTACAGTGGAGAGCGAAGACACAATCAAAGCAGCCTTTGAATTTTACGAGTCATGTAAAAAAGGGGCAGTCAGAGTTAATCACGGTAAAGAAGAACAAGTAGAAAAAACACCATTCTAATATGGCCCTACTTGACAACACCCTGGAGGAGTTTATAGAACTCTTCCAGGGCTCTTCTACATATTTTGGTGCTTCAGAACCTCTAGGTCACAAACGAGACAGGGATGGGAAACAAGAATTTAGACATTGGGTAGAGCCAAAACCCATGACCAAAGAACATTGGTCGCAACATTTAAAAGGAGAGAAATACTATGGATCAGTTCCCATTCGAGATGATAATACATGCAGTTGGGGGGTCATCGATGTTGATCGTTATAATATACAGCATAAGGAAGTTATATCGGTTATACGGAAAAGAAAATACCCACTCGTACCATTCAGATCAAAATCCAACGGACTCCATTTAATATTATTTATTGATGGTGTAGTTCCTGCAGCATCAATGCGTAAAAAATTAATTGAACTTGCATCAGATTTAGGTGTTAACGATACTACAACAGATATATATCCTGCACAGGATGAAGTTGATTTAACACCTGAGGATTGGAATCAAAAAAGAAAAGGTAATTTTGTAAACCTACCTTATCAAAAAGCACACATGACAACGAGAGTTGCTATGGATGATAATGCTAACTCTGTAAAGATAGAAGATTTATTTAAATTTGTATCTGATTATAGACTTACACCTGCAGAGTTTAAAAAATTAAAAATATTTCAGGATGACGAAACAAAAGACTACCCACCTTGTGTAGTTAACTTCATGAAAAACAAAGTTCAAAAAGGTGAGGGTCGTAATGATGCTATGTTTAACGTAGCAGTATTAGGTAAAAAAATTAATCCAGACCCTGTTATGTACCAAGATTGGACTCGTAAGATGATGAACAAGGTTTGTTCAGAGGAGTTACATCCAAAAGAATTAGAAAATATATTTAAGGGTGTTGAAAACAAAGAGTATGCCTACAAATGTAAAACATCAATAGCTAGAATGCATTGTTCATCAAGCACATGTTTAAGACGTAAGCATGGTATTGGTGCTAACGAAGCATTGCCTGAGGTCGGTAAACTTTTAAAAGTAAATTCTTATCCAGAACCTTATTGGATTTTACCTATTCATGGTAAATCAATTAGACTTTCAACTAAACAATTATACCAACAGCAGTTGCTAGGAGAACAATTATTAAATTATGATATTGTTTGGAGACCACTTAAAGCTACTAAAAGAGATCCAGACCCATACAGGGATTGGTTAGATGAGTTGTTGTCTAACAAACAAGACATGGAAGGTTTTGATGCAGGTGAGGAAAGAGAAGATGTATTTAATTCTAGAATGACTAGGTTCTTAGAAGATGTAGAAGATACTACAGAATTTGATCAAATAGATTCTGGTAACATCTGGAAAGACGAAGTTGAGATGAGATTCAAGTTAGAAACCTTCAAATCATTTATGAAAAAAATAGGTTATAATTGGAATGAAAAAGAATGTACTAGTTTTCTTGAGCAAGGAAAAGCTTTGCCTAAGAAGAAGTTTCAAAACATAAGTAGTAGGCATTGGGTTGTAGCACTGCCTCAACAAACAGAACATAAAAATAAAGATGTCAAATTTAATAAAGCAAAAGCTGCGTGGGAAGACAATTAAAATATTTGGACCACCAGGAACAGGGAAAACAGAGAACTTACTCAAAAGGGTTAAGAGGTACCTGGAGAAGGGCTACTCTCCAGACGAAATTTGTTATGTATCATTTACTAACAAAGCTGTTAACGAGTGTGTTGCAAGGGTTAGACAAAAGTTCAAAGGCTATGACGAAGATGCTTTCTCATATTTTAGAACATTACATTCTTTGGCCAGACAACAGTTTGCTGAAATTCCCGTACTAGATCCCAAAGCTGACATGCTGATGTTTCATACACAATATGGCACTGTCAAGGTAGGCTATAAAGATACTTGGGATGATCAAAAGGTATATAATAATTGGTCGCTTCAAATATATGACAGGGCAAGAAATATGAAAGTTGATCCTGTGTGGTTATATAAGCAACAAGCTAGAAAGACAGTTAGACTACAACAATTTAAATCTATCATTGCAGGCTATCAAGAATTTAAAACAATGGAGATGGAGAGCGGACAACGAACACCGGACAGATTAGACTTTACCGACATGGTAGAAAAATTTATTAATGATGGATTGATTATTCCTTTTAAAGTTTTAATGGTAGATGAAGCTCAGGATCTGACACCCCTGCAGTGGGATATGGTAGTTAAAATAGCAAGTGCAGTAGAGAGAGTTTATATTGCAGGTGATGATGACCAAGCAATATATGAATGGAATGGTGCTGATGTTAATTTATTTCAAACGTTTCCTGGTAAGTCTTTAGTATTAAAAAAGAGTGTGCGATTAAACAAGAATATACATTTCTTCTCTAAGTGCTTATTAAATTCTATGGGTGAAAATCGTATACAGAAAGAGTTTTATTCTAACGGTAAAGAAGGACATGTGTATCGTTGGAATGGATTAAAGAAAGTACCTTGGGATATGGATGGTAGTTGGATGGTGTTAGCTAGAATTAATGATGTAAAAAAAGAACTCCAACAGGAGGCAAGGAATCTTGGCCTGTATTATCAAGATCAAAAAAACAATAAGTCTTTTGATCCTAATCAGTTTGCAGCGATTAATTATTGGGAGAAGATTTGTGATGGTGGTAGCATTACTAGAGAAGAAGCTACAACAATGTATGAGTTTTTGTTAAACATTGATCACGGCTACCGGTCAACGGACAGTAAAAAATGGAGTTTTGCACATCCAAATCAAGTCTTTACATTTGATGAATTACATTTAAGGTGTGGCATGCGTGATGAAAAAGGTCCATGGAATCAAGTATTTAAAAGAAAATTTAAAGACAAAGACAAACAGTATTTTCAAAAACTTATGAATGAAGGTGTAGATTTATCACAACCTCCTAAAATTATTATAGATACCATACACCAGGTAAAAGGTGGTGAAGCTGATAATGTTGTCCTGGCGAGCAAATGTAACTTTCCATCACACTTCGATAAAAAGAATTTAGCAGATAAAGTAAAAGAACTTAGAGTTTGGTATACAGGTGCCACCAGATCTAAAAGCACTCTCCATCTGTTGGGCACTTACCATCAATATAATTTTCCACTTGGAAAATATTTTAAACAATACGAGGCTAACTATGTCAGATAAAAGTATGTTCGATGAGGTATTTCCTAAAGATAGACAAGTTGGGGGATCTCACTACCAACACTTTTTAATTCAACCTTGGACATTTATTAGAAAAAATGGTTTGAACCCATTTCAAGCAAACGTAATAAAATATGTTTGTAGATATTTATTTAAGGGAAAACAAATAGAAGATCTTGAAAAAATAAAACACTATTGTGATTTAGAAATAGAACATTTAAAAGATGCCAAAAAAGAAAAATAAATTAATAATGTGTGAGCGTTGTGATGAAGTGGTTGCAGTAATTGTGCATGAATATAATTATTATTGTGCGGACTGTGCTTTGTTTGAATTAAACATACCATTTAAAAAAGCAGTATCAATCGAAGACGCAAACTTAAGTAGGAAGAAGCAATGACTCATCAATTAAATTTTATATACAATGACAGTGATTGGATAGCTCCAGCAGAATATCCAGACTTATCTCAAGCAACAGAAATTGCAATTGACTTAGAAACTAAAGATCCAAACATAAAAACTAAAGGACCAGGATGGGCAACCTTTGATGGGCATATCGTAGGTTTTGCAGTTGCTGCACTTGGACAACAATGGTACTTCCCAATTGCTCATGATGCTGGTGGGAATATGGATCTATCAATTACCTGCGCATGGATGCAAGATATTTTAAAAACAGATGCTACAAAAATATTTCACAATGCAAGTTATGATGTTGGTTGGTTACTTGTAAATGGATTTGAGATCAGAGGTAAGATAGTTGACACCATGATTGCTGCTGCACTCATCAACGAAAACAGATTTAGTTTTAGTTTAAATGCATGTGCTAAAGATTATTTAGGTGAAATTAAAAATGAAACGTTTTTGAATGAAAAAGCCAAAGAATGGGGAATTGACCCAAAAGCTGACATGTGGAAGCTGCCTGCGGGCTACGTAGGCTTCTATGCTGAGCAAGATGCAGGGTTAACCCTACGTTTATGGCAAGTGCTAAAAACAGAGCTATCTAAGCAGTCCCTACACGATGTTTGGGAAATGGAGATGGAATTATTGCCTATTTTGATAGATACGAGGCGTAGAGGAATAAGAGTTGACGAAGAGAAGGCTTCTCTGCTAAAAAAAGAGTTCAAACGTAAAGAGTCTGAGGTTTTATCAAGTATAAAATCTCAGACCACACTTGATGTAGATATTTGGGCTGCTCGATCTGTTGCACAAGTGTTTGACCGAATAGGTGTTGAATACCCACGGACAGCGAAAACTGATGAGCCAAGCTTTACCCAAAACTGGTTAGTAAACTGTGATAACCCGATAGCGCAACTAATAAGAGAAGCAAGAGAAATAAATAAATTTCATTCAACATTCATAGACTCCATTCAACGTTATGTGCACAAAGGTAGAATACATTCCGAAATAAATCAACTAAGATCTGACCAAGGTGGGACTGTATCTGGAAGACTGTCTTATTCTAATCCAAACCTACAACAGATTCCTGCACGTAATAAAGAATTTGGAGATAAAATTAGAAGTTTGTTCTTGCCTGAAGAAGGCAAACAATGGGGTAGTTTCGACTACTCACAACAGGAGCCTAGGCTTGTTGCTCACTACGCTGCATCGGTCAATGACAACTTTGAAGGTGCAGCGGAGTTTATAGAAGCTTACAAAAATGAATCTGCTGACTTCCATCAGATCGTAGCTGATATGGCAGGTATCACCAGAACACAGGCTAAAACAATTAATCTTGGATTATTCTATGGTATGGGAAAGGCTAAATTAGGTAAAGAATTAGGTATTACAAAAGACAGAGCAGAAGCTCTTTTAAGACAATATGGTGAAAGAGTGCCTTTTGTTAAAAAATTAGCTACAGATGTATCTAGCTCTGCCTCTAAATATGGCTTTATTCGAACAATAGGGGGTCGTAGATGCCGATTTGACATGTGGGAGCCTGCTACCTTCGGAATGAACAAAGCAATGCAATATGAGGAGGCTAAGGCCATTTATGGTAATAACATCAGAAGGGCTTTTACATACAAAGCTTTAAATAGATTAATTCAAGGATCTGCTGCAGACCAAACCAAACAAGCTATGATAAATTGCTATAAGGCAGGTTTTAAACCATTACTACAAATCCATGATGAATTATGTTTTTCAATAAATGAGGAATCTGACATCACTGCTGTAAAAGAACTAATGGAGAATGCAATTGATACTTTAAAAGTTCCATCAAAAGTAGATATTGCACTTGGTCGATCCTGGGGCGAGGCCAAAGAATAATTTAGAGCGCAGAAGTCTTAAGTAAAAAGTTTAATTTTTTTTTAAGCTAGATTAAAACTTAACTAGCTATATCTAGAAGACCTTTTTTTGCGTCTTCCACACTTTGATCATTGATCTTAGTTTTAAGTTCTTTGATCTCTATATCCATCCACTTCATATCAGTAGTAACTCTACCCTGTTCCAACGCTTGCGTTGCCCACTTGGACTCCAACTGAAGTTTTTGCGATATCAACTTTTGTAGTGCCATTTCGGTCTACCTCCTCAAAGGTTAAGAAAAGGACATTGGGATCATGGAAACCAGGGCCTTCTCTTTCTGTTACGTCACCTGAGTCAACCTTCTTTACAAAATCCTCAAGCACGGCCTTATCGTTCTCAGCCTCAAGCATCTCATCGACATATATATTTTTATAGTTTGCTTGGACGCGATATAGCTTCATGAGGTATTATATATCAAAATGTGATATTATTGCAATACTAAGCTGTATTGAGGGGTCTACATTCAAATCTAATGGCTAATTTTTCATTATTTATTCGATCTAGTCCATATTCTTCATCTTCTACAAGTAATTTAAGAGTTTTTTGAGAGACTGCATATCCTGCTATTGCACAATCGTAATGATTTGTGAACTGATAACCTGAGATATGTGGATCCATGCACTGACTAGTTATCATACTGCAAAGATGTAAAACTAAAATGTACTTCATTATCCTATATTATCCTACCTTATTATTTACTTGCATATCCCATGAAAATGTTTATATAAGAACACACTATTAAGTGTAACAAAGAGGAGGCCTTATGGCAACAACAACAAAGTGCGACTCATCAGTGTTTTTGATCTGGAGTGAGAAAGTAAATACTATTTTATCACGGCTACCGAAAACTACTATTGATGGCCAACCGCTGGAATATCAAGATGATGAGTACCAAGATACGATGAAAAAACTGCAACAGTGTTCAATGAATTTTGAAGACATGCCGATTTATCCTATCAACGAAACCATTGCAAATAAACTTATACAAGATCAACAGAGGGGAGCCGATGAAAGACCTGATATTTAGTATGATGTTTATTGCATTACTAACCATTATCCCTGCAAAAGTTTTATTATTTATTTTTGCATCATTGGGATATTTAATGTTCTATTAACCAAGGAGGAAAAGATATGAACAAACCAATACATAATAAATTTTTTGAAACTACTAATTATAGTAAGTTCAAAAAGACTAGAGGTAACAGACCTGTAGATGAAGCACACGTGCAACAATTAAAAAAATTAATTGAAGAAAAAGATTTGTACGATCCAATACGTGTAAATAAAAATATGGAAGTCATTGACGGCCAACATACATTAGAAGCTAGAAAACAACTAGATCTAAAGATTCCATATATCATTATGGACTCTGATGATCCATTAGATGTGGCTAGACTAAACACAGGTCGTAAGAACTGGTCCATGGAAAATTATTTGGATCAACATTGCGCAAGAAATAAAATGGATTACCGAATCTGTAGAAACAAAATGCAACAATACGGAATCAATGTTGCAGAGATGGTAGTTCTTTTATTGAAGCAAACTTCATTGTGGGCAAGAATCAGTAATGATTTTAAAACAGGACGATTTGTAATTCCTGCTGGAGGTATTGAGCATGCAGATCGTATTGGATCTCAATTGATGCAACTTAAAAAATACTTCTATGGTATGGAGTCTACTAAGAACAAAAGATTTAAACGTTCAATGGTAGTGTCTTATATTGTAGCTGACAAACATCCAAAGTTTGATCATAAAAGATTTAAAATTGCTTGTAAGAGTAAATCATCGTGGTTTTTAACAGGTACATCTACTTCTGATTACATTGCCATTATTGAAAGAATCTACAATGCAGGTTTAACTCAAAAAAATAAAATAAATTTGGTTGAGTTTTATAAATCTAAAGAGTATCAAGAAAAATAGGAGAAACAATGGACGTAAACAAATGGAAATCAATTGCTGTTGATATCGAATCATACACAATTATTAGGGCTATGGGGGAGAATGGCCTTAGGAACCCAGGCAACATGATTAAAAAAATGGTAGCTGACACTATTAAAAAGATAGCGAAGAAGGAAGGTGTTGCTGAAGTTAAAATGAAAGAGAATTTACTTAATCAAGGAAAGAAACTCTTGAAGTAAGTGATAGACATCTAGTAGATCACACGATAGATGTTGGAAAGGGCCCGCGAGAGTGGGCCTTTTTTTTACTTGCAATCAAAATAAAATTATCTTATTAATTTATTTGTATTCCTAAGCCTAAATGAAATAAGTGGGGCTTTCAAAACACTTTATTTTCATAGAACAATTAACACTCAATTTAACTTTAATTAAAAGGATTATTTTGTGGGTAAAGCTATTAAAAAGAGTAGCGAAGAAGCATTAAACCAGGCGTTGGACAAGCTAGTTATGGTGTGTCCGAATAAAAAAACTTATGATGAGTTAACTAGTTTGATGTTTCAATTGTATTGTGGAAATGACTTTGGTTTAGGAAATTTCAGTCTTTCTTTCCTTGATAAAATCGAGGATCGATGGCGATCAGGACGTAAAGCTGCAGCGCAAGCTAAAGGCATAAGCCTGGTTGTTAAAAATGCTTAGCCACGGTGTCATTACTACATCCATATCTTTTCCCGCATCGTGGTTATGCAAATGCAAAAAGTACCTAGACTACTAAAACAATCAATTATTATGATGGAGATCATGTCCGGTGAGGACAGGATGTTCTACCTGCAAAAAATGTGGGATTTGTATATTGATGTTTATATGAGAACTCCAGTGAGAGGTCGAGGCCGTAAGCGTAAAAATGATCCTATAGATAAGAGGAAAGCCTATGAACTGTGCTCCGAGCTTACTAAAATTTTTGGGCATTAAATTGAGCTTAGAAATTGTAAAACCTAAAGCTTTTGCAGAACAAAGATTATTTCAAGCTATCCTGGTGCAGGCGTTGGAAGATGCTGTAAATACATCTAGTTTTAAAAAGGAAACATATCATAAACATGATTCTCATAAATGGTTTGTAAGTAATAGTGAAGATTTTCAAGATGTATGTTGGGGTGCTGATATGGATCCTGACTTTGTAAGAGGTGAATATCTTAAAATGGTGGATACAGGTAAGATACATTTTACTAAATTACAGTTATCCTGGATTCGGTATCGAGATTTATATAGGCGTTATCGGGAATGTAGTACTAAGGAAGAAAGAAGAATTATTAAGAAACTTATTTTAAAGGAAAATTTAAAAAGATTAGATGTTTAGTCATGGGGGACGAATGAATTTAACTCCTGGGGGGAAAAACCAGAGAGCAATTAATGTTAAACCCCCAGAAGTAATTAACCAAAGTTTATAAGTGTTACAAAACACAATCAAAGTGTACCACAATACCGGATACCGGACAACGGGAAAATATCTACTATATAGATTATCTAGACCCCTGACCAATAAAAAGTACCCCTGGGGGTAAAAGAGGTGTCCCTGGTGTCCCTGTAGACTATTATTCAATTATACCAACACTTTTAATCGATTTAGTACTGTCCCTGTGGTGTCCCTCTGGTGTCCCTTAGGGACACCACTCTTGCGGGAACGCTATCGAAACTTTTTGGGGCTATTACTTTACGATGAAATAATCTATATAATAGAAATTATGTATAAGAAATTTAAAGCATTGGGTCAGTTAGGTAAATATTTATATAATCAAGGAAAAGACTATTATAAAGCTGGTGGAAAAAAAACAAAGGATATAATGAAAGAATCTAATGTATCCAAAGAAGTTGCCAAATCAGATATAAAATCTGAAATAAAAAGAAAATTTATTAGAGGCGGTAAAAAACCATCTGACTTTTACAATAAACCCAAAGGAAGATAATGCCCGGTGGACTAAAAAAGAAATCACTAAGAACTGAATTAGATTTAACTCCAAAACAAAAAATGTTTGTTGAAATTTATGTTAAAGATTGGGGTTCTATTACACAAGCTGAAGCGTTAAAGCGTGCAGGTTATGTGTGTACTAATGAAAAAGATTATGGATCTGTTGCATCTAGAATGTTATCTAGAAAACATAGCCCCCATATAGCAAATTATTTTGATAAATTATTTGATCTTGAAAAAAAGAAATATGAAAGTGACAACCTTAGACGATTTAAAAGGTTAGAAAGAATTGCTGACAAAGCCGAAAAAGATAAACAATATGCTGCAGCTATAAATGCTGAGTATAGATCTGGTCAACTAGCAGGTGCTTATGTTGATAGAAAAGAGGTTACTGTTAGTGGTTTGGAGGGTATGTCACGTGAGCAACTTGAAAAAAAGCTTGAGGAATTATCAAACAAGATCGATGGCTACAATGCCAAAACGATTGAAATTGAATCCGAAGACGTTACAGCAATTGAAGAAAGCTAGTTGGTCTGAGTGGTTAGATGTTTTTAACCAAGTACATAATTCTACAATTACTACTTCAGTTGGAAAAATTAAGGTAGTAATTGATGACTAAAAAGAAACGACAACAATCTAAAATACTTAACTTCGATTTTAAAAATCTCGGTAACATAATTGATGATTATCCATTTGTAGAAATAGAATGGCTGGACATAGAAGGTGATGCTGGTTGGTCAAGTACAAAAGATTTAGGCAAAGAACAGTTGCCTGTATGTGTATCTAAAGGGTATTTGTTAAGTCAAAAAAATGGCATTACAAGAATATTTAGTGATTACATTAAATCAAAAGATAAGCCTACATTTGACAATATTGGTAATACAACTATTATTCCAACAGCAGTAATTAAATCAATTAGGAAAATAAAAAT